AGGGGTACAGAATGGGCGTTGAACTGCTGGCAGGCGAACGGAAAAGAGGTGAGACAAGCCGCTCTATCCAGGCGTGCAATGACTATCTGCGCCTGGGGCCAGGGCGGTCTTTGCGCATTGTCCAAGAATCCTATGTTGCTAAAGGTAGCCGAATCGTACCGCCTACGACCAATTTGGCGACCCTCAAGGCTTGGTCGGCCAAGTATGACTGGGTTGCCCGCGCCGAGTTGTACGATGCAGAGATTGAGCGCATCAAAAACGAGCGCCGTCGGGAGATCATGGAATCTGGCCTGGCCCTGGACCACGAGCGCGTGGAGAGGCTGAAAGGTCTCGCCAACTTCCTCTTGGATGAGATAGAGAAAACCGCGCCGCCCGTCAGGGTTATTGATGAGGAAGGCAACGAGGGACTTGTGGACGGCGAAAGATACCGCGTTTGGCTCCCCGATGTGAAGCAAATTGGTTCAGGGGAGACTGCCGAGCGCGTGGACATAGAGCGGTACAACAGCGCCATATTCAGCGATCTGCGCGGCATACTGGACGACCTGGCGAAGGAGACTGGGGGCCGCGTGGCAAAGCAGGACATCACGAGCGGCGGGGAAAAGCTAGAGTCCAGCGTGATTATCATTCTGCCTGATAACCAGCGCGGAGATAGAGATGCCAGTGACGAGGATTGAGCCACAGCCGCGCCAGATGGAATTTTTGTCCAGCTCGGCTGATATTGCCATCATGGGGGGGGCCGCTGGCGGGGGAAAGACCTTTGCTTTGCTCATGGAGCCAACTCGCCATATTCATAATCCCAAATTCGGCGGTGTCATCTTCCGCAACACCTATGCTCAGATCACAATGGAAGGCGGCCTTTGGGAAGAGTCCGAAGCAATCTATCCAGGGATGGGCGCTGTATCAAATCTCTCACAACACCTTTGGCGCTTTCCGTCAGGGGCGCGCATCAGGTTCGGCTATCTTCAAAGCGAAAAAGACAAACTGATTTACTTGGGAGCGCAGATACCCTATATTGGCTTTGACCAATTGGAGCAAATCTCAGGCTCGTCGTTCTTTTATATGCTCTCCCGTAACCGCTCAATGTCAGGCGTCAGGGGGTACGTGAGGGGAAGCTGTAACCCCGATCCTGAAAGCTGGCTTGCTGACTTTGTTTCTTGGTGGATAGATGATGATGGCTATGCTGATTTGAGCAAGAGCGGTGTATTGCGCTGGTTCGTTCGCTCTGGGGAAGAATTGATCTGGGCTGACTCACCAGAAGAACTGAGTAAGTACGGTGCGGCCAAGAGTGTGACCTTTGTTCCTTCAACTGTTTACGACAACCCCATCTTGCTCGAAACCGACCCAGACTATTTGACCAATCTGCAGGTGCTTTTGCCCATTGACAAAGCCCGCCTTTTGGGAGACCCTGAGCGCGGGGGTAACTGGAAGATCAAGGCTGGCGCGGGTATGATATTCGACCGCAACTGGTTCAGGCTCGTTCCTGTTATTCCTCAAGGGGGACGGGCGGTGCTGTACTGGGACTTTGCCAGCACAGAGAAGGAACTGACAAAAAAGAACGACCCAGACTACACGGCAGGCGTTTTGATGATAGAGGTTGGCGGACAATACTGGTGGGCCAAGACCGTTGCCTTTAGATTGGGGCCAGCCGAGACTGACGCTAGATTCACGAACGAGTCCTTACTCATTGCTCACCAGATGAGGCGAGAAGGGCGGCAGTTCTCTCTGAGATGGGAGATTGAGGGGGGCAGTGCGGGTAAGCTACTCAACGCTCGGCTGATGGCTGAATTTCCAGACCTGGACGCCCAGGGGATTGTCTCAAGCGGTGACAAGATTGTCAGGGCCAAGCCCCTGGCCCAACAAGCCCTAGTGGGCAACGTGAACATGCTCGTGGGCGACTGGACGGAACGAACACTTGAGCATTTGCACAACCAGCCAAATTGGCCGCACGATGATATAATGGACGGCGGCAGTGGTGCATTCAATGAGTTGGTCGGGGCTACAAGGATGATGGTGGGCGGTCAAGAGGTCAAAGTCCCCGCCGACGCCTACAAAGGCAACAGTCGGGCCGAGCGAGTGGGGCGCACAGTGCCGACCGTCGTGCGCCAGAAGCGCCAGAAGATATTTAGGTAGTGTACCCCAGGGGTACAAAGGATGGATAGATGTCAGCAGATAATCTTGGTTGGAATCACCTGGTTTTAGCGGACGATTTTTATAAGCTGGTATTGCGGGGCCTGCCAGGATGGGAGAACCTTGACAGGAGCGCAAGAGATAAGGTTGTTCCGACTGTTTGGGTTACAATTGTCAAAGGCAACGGTAAGAGTTCCCACCAAATGGCCTCAGAGTGGGACGATGTTGCGCAGACTAGTTTCTACTACCGCGATTTCACAACAAGCGGCTTGCCGTTCGCCAAGGATGGCGAGACGTACTGGGCGCAGTTTTGTTTTATGCTCAAGGGTAGCGCGATTTTGTTCCAAGAGAAGTTTGGCGGTCATGGTAACTGGCAGCCTGGTTATGATGAAATGATGGCTCAGTGGGCAGTAGAGAACGGTAGATAAAGTGTACCCCTGGGGTACAGTGAGGTGAGCCTATGGAGCAAAGCAAAATAGACTGGCTGCTGGATTGCCAGCGGCGAAAGCATATCAGAAAGCAACAAGAGGCGATGCCAAGCGATTCGCCAGTTTTCCGCCCCGACCACATCCCAGTTCCGACTGAGATTCTAGGGGAAATTGCCCGTCTGGGTGGTTTTGATGCGGTGTACGATGTTACAGTTACTAAAGTGCCCAAGCAGGCCGATACGGTGATTCTGCTCGTAGTCAAGGTTTTCGACGGGAATGCGGTTGAATTTGACAAGCGATTCTGGTGCGGCTGGCTCAGCGCCAGCGGCTTGGACGACATGGCAGCCCGGCTGCACGAAGGTATCATGAAAGGTGCGTTTGAGGCGGGAATAGTTTCTCAATGAGGTGAGCCTATGGCTACAAGACGACAACGAGCAAGGGAATGGGCGGCTGACCGCCTGGGCCTGGTGACACAGCGCCAACTGAGCACCGTTCGGCGCGGGGCCTATCAACAGGGCTTCCGCGAGGGCCAGGATTACACCGGCGACTCCGGGGAAGACGAGCCAATCTCAGGGACGCTGGCGCGCTATGGCTACCGACGCGCAACGGCGCGGGGCCTGCGTGATTTTACCCAGATTGACCGGGATAGCATCCTTGAGATAGTCTGGGTGTTATGGCAAAGCAACCCAGTCGCCAATCGCTCACTAGCAATGGAGCGGGACTACATCCTGGGCCGGGGCCTGCAATTCAATGCCGACGATGACGACCTACAGGAGATTCTGGATGCTTTTGTTGAGGATAACGAACTACATGCCCGCATCAAGGAATTTGTGCTGCAACTCTATCTCTTTGGGAGCCAGTGTTACCCGGTGTTCGTCCGCAAAAGCGACGGGCGCGTGCAACTGGGTTACTTTGACCCCGCAGAGATAGAAGATGTTATCCCCCACCCAGACAACGCCCTGAAAATGTGGGCTGTGGTCATCAAGGAGAATGCTGAGATACAGCCCTGGCAGGAGAGTCAGGGCAAGCGGGTGTATCGCATTGTGCGCCGTGAGGACGGCACGGGCAAGCGTCAGGATGCCCTTGAGGTTTCGTCTTCCGATTGGCTCTCTGAGGTCATGGAACCTTACGAGGACCAGCCAACCGACGAGGCCGTGGTGCAGGCCAGCGCCCCCGACAACACTCTGGGGCGCTATGTGACCGCTGACCAGGCCCACCTTGAGGAATGGGAGAGCAAGATGCTGGCGGCCTATGGCCTGGATGAGTACAGCGGTTCGTGCATCTATACAAAGGTCAACTCGGTCTCCAACCAGCCGCACGGGTGGAGCAAGCTACTACAGGCATCCGATTGGCTAGACCAGGTTGACGAGACCCTGTTCAGCGTGGGCGAGCGTGAGCAGCACGCCAATTACTTCACCTGGGATGTCTCTATCCAGGGGGCAACCCCTGACGACGTGCAAGAGCGCGCCACGGAGTTGTACAACCGTCCCCCGAAGCGCGGCAGCGTCAATGTCCACGGT